AGGAAATTTATATAGGGCAGATTTACAAAACTTACAAAAAGATGCTGAACAATATATTGATGTTGTAAAAGAAAATAAGAATCTTAAAAAAGAAAATAGAGATAGATCTCAAACAAATAATACATTTAAACAAAAAACCCTATATCAACAAAAAGCTGAACAAAAATTTGATTTTTATAATTGGATAATGTTTTATGTTTATTACATATTAGCTTTATTAACTTGTGTAATTATTTATTTATCTGATTATAAACGTAGCGATTTTAATAAAAAAATATATACTATTCTAGCATTTATGTTTGGTATATTAATATATCCTATTGTAATTTACGATATAGAAATATTTCTTTTAAAAATATTTAATTTTATTTATTCTATGATTAATTCAAAGGTATATAATGATGATATCTACTAATTTCATAACCTATTGTATTTGATATTTTTAATACAAATAAACATAAGAATAACGTTAATATAAAATGTTTTTTACTTTTCATTGTTGAATATACAACATCTCCCGTATATATTCTCCAAGGTATGTAAATAAATAAAAACCATGATATTATCCATCCAAATGACATTATTAATGTTGTATTATTAAACTCATAATTATTTTTCATTATATAATACATCATCCATAATAAATAACATCCATGATTTATAGTACAATGTATTTTTTGTAATTGAATATTTATTTCTTTTGAATTTACATCATCTACATCACTCATATTAAACATATATAGTGATATCCAATAAACAAATGTTATTATAAATGTAACATTAAATGTTATTGGTACCCAACTTTTATCATAATATACTAATATTGCTCCTATATGACCCGTATCTGTTAATCTTATCATATGTTTCCATTTATATACAATTGGTATAGGATACATATATGAAAAATTATAATAAAAATTCGCTGAAAACAATTTTAAAAAAAATATACAACCCAAATAATATTGTTTCAAATAAAAAATATATAATGTAAATAATACAATATGATAACCATTTTTATAACTATAAACTAAATTATTTAATAACATATTTATTAATAATAATAATAATATCTTTAAATTATTATTAATGACGATTTATCAATAACCAAATAATATTACATACATGATATACACTATCTAATATTGTTAATGGTTTTTCTCCTTTCAATGATGATGACAAATAACTATCTAATTCTGAATAACAATAATTTTCTTTTATTATTTCTCCTTCTATACTAGCTATATATTCTTCTGTTAATGTATCATCTTCTAAATTTACAAAATGACCCCATTCTTGTTTTGGTTTTTTATTTATTGTATTTCTTATCATTATTTCTTATATAAATTTACAAGTTATATTAATTTAAAAAAAAATCAATTTTATGTAATTTTATAATTCATTTATAATTCATTTATAATTCATTTTCATTTATATCATCTATGTCATCATCTTCAAATTTATCTGCTGTTGCTGCATTATATTGAATTTTAATACCTTTCCACTCACCTCCTTTACATTTACCGTAGGCTTTGTCTAAATAATCATGTACATCTTTTGGTTGTATCATTTTCTGTTCGCCATAATTTGATGCCCACCATTGTTTGAATTCATAATTTACTTCATTCTTTTCTATTTTTGAAGATTTATCTCTTACAATTTTCTCTATTACAAATGCTGATACACGGTCTTGAGAAGCTCTATATGTTCTGCTTTCTTCCAATACTATATCACAATCTGTTACCTTTTTACTTGAAAGATCAGCTTCACATGCAACATTAACTAACATTGATGCAAATACCTCTTTCCATCTTGGAAATTTTTCTCGTGTTATTGACGTATCTAATTTATATTGATATGGTTTTTCTGGATCATTCTCCACTGGGTTCTCTGTAAATAGTGATTCAAATGGTATTACACGAATTCTTCTCCAAGTACCCCAGTCATCTGTATTTATTCTCATAAAATGATTTGTTGTTACTATTAATTTCAGCTGTGGTTTAAAATTAATTGCTCCACTGTATAAATCACGTGCATTAATATTATCTTCACCACTTGTATATTGCTTTAATGGACCCTCATTTATTACATCATGCTTACTTGGTTCTTGCATTAATGCATATCTCTTGCCTTTCAATCCTGCTAATTCAGGAGATAATCCACCTACCTTCTGTCTCTTCTCTGTAATAATACTTAATGGTACATCACCTTTATAATCACCTAAAATTTTTTCCATTAATGAAACTAATACCGATTTACCATTCTGGCCTTTTCCTACATACATATTGAATGTTTGAGAATCAGTTGTACCCACTAATGTTGAAGCTAAGTGTTCCCAAACATATCTTCTTAACTTATCACATCTTGGAAATAATTGAGTCATAAAAGTATTTATTTCTTGTTGAACATCTAATGTATTTGGAGTTAGTTCTATATAATCAATATTTGTACAAAATGATAAATAATCATCTGGTTTTCCATTTCTAAATTCTTTATTCTTAAAATCAAATACCCCATTATTAAAACATATTAAATAAGGATTTGTATCTAACTTATTAATAAATGTTGGATCATAGAATTTTTCCTTTGCTTCTTTTAAAATACCATCCTTTTTTTGTGTTCTATTTAATGTTTGAATAATATTAATTATTTTTCGTCCTATCAATTTACGCTTTTCGGCAGACCGTTGTCTTTCTGCTTCATCTAAATTAGGATTTTCTATCTGTGCTGATAATTGCTTACTCTTTTCTACACTTCGTTTCATATATAAGTTTCGTAATTCATCTGATATTGATTTACGTAGAGAAAATCCATTTTCTATAAACGTCCATTTATGACCAGTATAACGATACCATATATTTGCTTTATAACTCGTACAAACATATTCGTTTTTATACATTTGATGAAGAACTTTAGCTAATTCCACTTCTCCTCCTTCATATTTATCTGTTAAAATTGAACCTTCTACACCATAAATTGTTTGATCGAGCCAATATGAAATACCATCACTTTTTATCTCTTCTGCTAATTTTGGATTATCTTGTTCTAACCAATGTACTATTGATCTATCTGTCTTACCTCCACATTCTAATACTTCAGAATTATCCCATTTTTCTATTAAATCATAAATATCACTTATACTGAATGATTCTGATTGACTACTGAATTTTATCCATACTATTAATAACTTCTCACTAGTATTTTTTAATGCCCACATTACTTGTATCCATCTATCATAACTTCCTACACCATAATAATGTGATGATAAACCCATTGTATATAATGCTGCTTCTTTTAAAATATATTCGTCCTGTTCTATATTATCTATAAAATCATCATATAAATCATTTATGTCTTGAATACAACTTATATTATTTATTGAATTCATATTAGTTCTATTTCTATCCCTATTTACACCACTTACTACTCTTTTCATTTTCACACTTGACATGCTTTCTGATACTTTATTATGTTCTTCTATAAATTCATTTTTTAATTCTAATTTGATATGATTACTATTTCTTACAGATAATTCTTTTATATCTATAACATAATCTTTTATTTCTATTTTTTTTCTAATACATTCTCCATCTGTTTCATCATATGTTACTTCATAAATATAACTTATTTTATATTTCTCATTATCTGGTTTTTTACTACCATATAATTGCCATCCACAACTCCCTTTTGTAATACCTTCATCAAATACATCTTCCCAATCATTTATTATTGGTAAGTCCGTCCATAGATCTTGTGATTTAATTATATTTATCATTTTATTACGAAATATTATTTGCGTTGCACGATCTACCTGTAATGTAAATATAAGATGTATTCCATCTTTGGTTTTTTGTATTTTCTCTACTCTATTTACATTCGGTTTCTCCATTACAAATATTTTAAATTTTGTATTTTTATCCATATTATATGCAGTTCCTAATAAATATACATAATAATCTAATAAATCATCAATATGTCTTTCATTATGTAATCTTTTATCTATATTTAATTCATATTTTATATCAAGATCAACTAATAATGGACCATCATCTAATAATTGTTTTTCAGTTAAACTATCATTTTTATTTTTATCAATAACATCCGTTTTATATATATTTAAAAATTCATCATATTTATCATTTGGTATTGAAAAACTATAATATACTGCGTTTTTATCCCCTGGAATACGTGTATTCGTTACTGTTCTCTTCTCTGGATTACCTTTTGGAAGAGAATAATTTGCTACGAATTGTTGCAAGGTACCTGATTTTGACATAGATATATATTTGCTATATTTTTATTTACTTTTTTTTTTATATTTTTTACAATTCAATTTTATACCATCACTTCTTGATATGCTTTATACTTTTATATATGTTTTTATAATTTGTTACCATAAATCTTATTTCTAAATATTTTATATTTTTATTTTATAAGAATATAAAATTGATTCTATTATTTAATATATATTAATACATATATACAATATGAAATTCTGTACAAAATGTGATAATATGTGCTATATTTCTATAGATAATGATAATCCTAATATAATTAATTATTATTGTAGAGCTTGCGGACACATTGAAAATACATCCACTGATTTATGCATTCTCAATACCCAATATAGCAATGATAATATATCTAATAATGCTGTTGTTAATGAATATACTAAACTTGACCCTACACTCCCTCATTTATATAATATTAATTGTATCAATCCTGATTGTATATGCAACAATGATAACAAAATTCAATCCGACATTTTATTTATTCGCTATGATGAAAAAAACCTTAAAAATATATATTTATGTACTCATTGTGATACTACATGGAAGAGCAATGAACAATAATTTATTTGTTATAAAATTGAATTTTTTTACATAACTAATTTAGAAATAAAAGTATATACTATAGTATAATGATTACTGATCCTTTTGATGCAATTGATGACCCTGAAAATGATGACACTGAATTATCTGATGATGATGATGATGAACTTGAAGGTCTTACTAAAATTAAAAAAAATAATAAAGAAACTAAACCTATTAAAGATGAAGATAGTGATCCCGAAGATGAAGATGAAGACGATGAAATTGACGATGATGATGATGATGATGACCCCGACGAACCCGATGAAGGTGTTGATACCCAAGATGATTATTTAAAAAATATTAAAGATGGTGATGATAATAGCGTTGCACTTAATATGAATTTTGATGATTTTGATAATGAAGATAGTGATAACGATGATGAAGATAATTATCTTCAAAAATTTGACGAAATTAATAAAAATAATTTACTTAAATCTTTCCATCCTGAACTTATTTCCCATAATAACGATGAAATTGATGCTTTATCTATTGTAACACGTGACAAAAATAACAATATTATTGACGATTTACATAAAACTCTTCCTTTTATTACTAAATATGAAATTGCTCGTATTATTGGCGAAAGAGCAAAACAAATTGATGCTGGTGCCGAAATTTTCGTTGATATTGATGATAATACTATTGATAGTTATTTAATTGCTCTTAAAGAATTTAATGAGAAAAATATTCCTTTCATCATTAAAAGACCTCTTCCTAATGGTGCTTGTGAATATTGGAAAATGACTGACCTTGAAATTCTTGTTTAATGAAAATACCCAATATGTTTATTTTTTCTTGTTTTTCTTCTTCTTGTTTTTCTTTTTTTTCCACCTCCCCATTTTAAACTCTTTGGATGGTGATAACCATCTCTTGAATTTTCATTATTCAAACCATCAGGATTAAAGAAGGCTTCTCTTTGATCAGGTGTCATGTTAAGCTTTGTTTCTTCAGGCAAATTGTCCCATTGTTTTTCTTTTGCAGTTTTATGATATTGTATTCTTTTATTTATGCTATTAAGAGAACTTTTTGGTAATACTACATTTTTATATAATTTTGGTGATTCCTTCTTCTCTAAATTAGTTGCATTTTCTTTATTTTCTTTATTTTCTTTATTTCCTTCATCGGTGGTTTCTCCCGTAAAATATGAATATATGCTATTACCTTTTCCATACATTTTTTTAGTTCTTTTATATCTTTTTTTATTCCTTCTGCTATATTTATTTTTCATATATAAAATAAATATATTATAATACAAAAAATTGATTTAATTATTTCATCATTTTTTTATTATAAATGGAAGATTATTTTAACGAATACCTACCTTCTGCCTTATTCCCTATGAAAGATAAAAATTATCAATACAATAGACAATTTAATGAATGTTTAGAAAAAGCTACACACGCTGTCAATAATAGAAAAAATGTTATTGTTTGTGGTCCTGGACGTAGTGGTAAAACATATATGTCTATACAACTTAAAGACCTATTGAACGATTATGATATTTATTATGGTATTCAGGATTATCATTATAGAAATAAAAGTAACGGAAGACATTATAATACTAATAATTTTTGGATTGAAGAAACAAATGAACATTTAGTTTCAAATGTAATTGAAGAATATGAATATATCCCTACTACTTTACAATATAACCCATAAATTATCTTCTCCTAAATTTCCGTGTTTTTTTACCGCCATTTCTTCCTTTTTTATCGGCTCTTCTATCTGCTGTACTACTTTGGTTCTTTCGTTTTGTTGGAACTGGTGATCTAAATGAATCATCTTGCTGATTATTTAGAGAAGACGGTGGTGTGGGTGTGGAAATTGATTTGTCTTCTTCGGCTTCTTCGGCTTCTTCGGCTTCTTCGGCTTTGGTGGCTTCGGCTTCGGCTTTGGTGGCTTCGGCTTTGGTGGCTTCGGCTTTGGTGGCTTCGGCTTTGGTGGCTTCGGCTTCGGTGGCTTCGGCTTCGGCTTTGGTGGCTTCGGCTTTGGTGGCTTCGGCTTCGGCTTCGGCTTCGGCTTCGGCTTCGGTTTTGGTAGCTTCGGTAGCTTCGGTAGCTTCGGTAGCTTCGGTAGCTTCGGTAGCTTCGGTAGCTTCAGCTTCTGGTGGTGGGTCTATTGGATCAGGGTCTTCAAAGTCAAAGTCGCTATCAGTAACTTCTAATTCAGTATTAATAGAATTTCTTAAATTTTCCGCAAAAAAACGAAAAATTGCATCTTTTTTGAAATGTAGTTTAATACATTGTTCTGGATTTATACGTCTAGATAATCTTATACTTCCGCCTCTTGTTTTCTTTTTATTTTTAAATGCCTCATTTATTAATAATTCTATATTATCTTTTACAAATATTTTTGCCTTTTTTCTAACATTATTTATATTTTCATCATCCATACTCAGGTCGTTTTTATTTGCAAGACCGAGACCCTGTAATTTATTCCTATTATGCTCATACCAATTATTGTAATCGGTTATTACTTTTTTTATATTGTCAGAATTAGTTATTTCATTTGCTTTGGTACACCAAGCTTCTGTTTTTGCTTTTATACGTTCTTTCATTGCGTTTATTTCAGTTTTTTTCCCTTTAATTGTTTTTATCCAATCTTCTTGGTAAGGATCATATTCCGTTGCATGAGGGTTTCCATTTAAAATATCTTTACATATTTTTTCTGTTTTATAGTTATCATAATTCCAGGTGACTTCTCCAGTTCCTTCGTTGTAGTTATAATCCATACTAATATTATCACTTTTTTGTTGATTACAATGAGTATGAGAATTACCATAATTATAAACTAACCATTTAAAATTTTGTTTGTATAACATACCAGCTAATAATGAAGCGGTTATAGCACCAATATGTTCGCATTGTCCGCCTTGTGTTTGATTCGTTCCATCACAATAAAAAATCACATCATTACCACATAACCAACATTTTCCTATTTCTACCCATCCTATTTTGTATCCTTCTTCTTCTTTTTTTTTTTTCTCATTATACCAACTACCCCAAATACCCACTTCATTTTTATTTTTATTTGATCGTAATTGTTGGTCATTGACTATAATACCTATATCTCTTTCCTGTCTAATATCAAAATTGTTAGCATTAAAGTATTGGTTGTAGTCATTTCTCTGTCTAATAGTTAAGTAACCATTACAAGCATTATCTTCGTGGTTCAAATTTAAATCTCTTGCATTTCTACATTCTGTATCTGGACTACTACTAAAAAATTTTCTACATTTTTCCGAATTACCAAAATGTTTATTTAATGTTGTTCGAATAACTCCAATTTCCTCGTTATTAGTCATAAGTAGTGCTATATGTTTGGCTATATTTACATAATGAACAGAATTTTGTTTACCTTTAGGAGGAGGAATTTTCCTTGACCATTGTTTTTTTGGTGGTTTTGTTGCTTTTACTGCTCGGTTAGATTGATTTTTATTAGATCTAGTTCCACCTTTTTTTGTTTTATTTTTAATTGTTCTATATTTTTTTGTTAATTTCATATAAAATATAGTGATAAAATATTATAAAATTGAATTAATATTATGAATAGTATATTTTTCAAATAATGACAGACATAGAAGATTTGCTAAAAACAACTAAGGAATTTAATCTATTGAAAGATATAGATGAGAATACAATTCCATATGTAAAAGAACTATGTTCATATGAATATAAAAATAATAATGAATATAGAGAGAAAACAAAAGAATTAAGAAAAAAATACCATATATCTCCATCAAAACCAACAATTAATTATATTTATGATAAACTATTGGAGAAAAATTTGATAAAAAATAATAATTTTGTAAGAAAAGAATCCAAAGGAAAAGGAATGCGTAGTCAATCGGGTGTAATAGTAGTATCAATATTAACAAGTCCATATCCTAATTATATAGATAAGGATGGGAATAAAAAGACTCAATCATTTAGTTGTAAGCATGATTGTTTTTATTGTCCAAAAGAAGTAGATAAAAATGGAAAGGATATAAATCCTAGAAGTTATTTAAGCGATGAACCAGCAGTAGCACGTGCATTACAAAATGATTATGATGCAATTAAACAATTCAATGATAGAGCATATCAATATATAGTAAATGGACATATAGTAGATAAATTAGAAATTATAATACTAGGAGGGACATGGACAGAATATCCAAAAGAATATCAAGAAGAGTATATAAGAGACGTATTCTATGCCGCGAATACATATTATGAAATAGTTAAAAGAGAGAAATATAATTTAATAGAAGAACAACGAATAAATGAAGAGATGAAAAGTTGTAGAATAATAGGAATAACATTAGAAATGCGACCAGATTCAATAACAGAAGATGAAATAAGAAGATTAAGATATTTAGGTTGTACGAGAGTGCAACTAGGAGTACAACATATAGACGATACAATATTAAAAAAAATAAATAGAGGATGTTATACAAAAGATACAAAACGAGCATTAAAACTATTAAAAGATAACTGTTATAAAGTGGATGCACATTGGATGCCTGATTTACCAGGAAGCAGTCCAGAAATAGACAAAAAGATGTTTGATGAAATATTAAAAAGCGAAGATTTACAATTTGATCAATGGAAAGTATATCCTACAGCAACAGTACCTTGGACAAAAATAAAAAAATGGTATGATGAAGGTAAATATATACCATATACTGAAAAAAATCCTGAAGATCTAATTAATATGCTTTATGAAATGAAACAAAAAGTACATCCATGGATTAGATTAAATCGTGTAATAAGAGATATTCCAAATTATACAAGAGACGGAGAGAAATACATATATGCTGGTAATAAAGTAACAAATCTAAGACAAATATTAAAAGATAAGCTAGATAAAAATAATAAATTTTGTGGTTGTATAAGATGTAGAGAAGTAAAAAACAAGAATGAGATGAAAAAAAATGGAAGAATTATAATAAGAAATTATAATTCATCTGGTGGAAAAGAATATTTTATTAGTTATGAAAGTGGTAACAAATTAGATTCATATTATTTAGATGGAAAATGGTATAATAAATCAACTGAAGAATCTGGAATCATATATGGTTTTGCACGTTTAAGGATATCAAATAATAGTATATATGATGAACTAAAAAATTGTAGTTTATTAAGAGAACTACACGTATATGGAGAAGTTGCTAATGAAAAACAAGAATACGTCCAACATAGTGGAATTGGAAAACGAATTATGAAAATTGCAGAAAAATTATCAATGCACAATGGATATGAAAAAATGGCTGTAATATCTGGTATAGGCGTTAGAAATTATTACAGAAAATTAGGTTATACACTTGAAAATACATATATGATAAAAACATTAAGAACAAAATTTCAATTATTTATACAATTTATACTACTATTTACACCTATGCTTATAATGTTTTTACCAATCATATTAAGAGAATTAATAAATAATATAAACGTTATAGTATAATAATATATTATATATATGAATAATTTAATTTTTTTTCCGAGTCGCATAGGACAACAAGTGAAAGGTGTTGATAAAACTGCAAAAACATTATATAATTTATTAGATGGACATAACAAGCAAATGATAAAATGTAAAAGATTAATAAATAATGATTTTTATAAATTATATAATGCTAATTTAAAAATAAGTGAACCTAAAATAAATATAGGAGGAGACCATTCTATGTCAGTCGCCACAGTTGCTAGTAGTTTAATGATGTATAATAATTTAAAAGTAATATGGATAGACGCCCATGCTGATATAAATACTAGAAACAGTTCTAAAACAAAAAACTTTCATGGAATGCCCTTAGCATTTTTAACAAAATTAGATAAGAGAAAATTCTTATTTAATTGGCCAAAATTACAATTTAAAAATATATTATACATAGGAATACGCGATTTAGACCCTTTTGAAAAGGATATCATAAAAAAACATAATATAAAAACTATAAAAACATCTAATATTAATAGTAATCCTGAAAAATGTTGGAAAACTATTGATAAATTTATAGATAATGACCCTGTTCATTTATCATTTGATGTTGATTCTTTAGATCCTACTATAATTCCTTGTACAGGAACACCTGTATGTAATGGATTAAGACTTAAACCTACTAAAAAAATATTAACTAAATTAAGAGATAAAAATATTGTAAATATGGATATAGTTGAACTGAATTTAAAATTAGGTAATAAAGATGATGAATTTAAAAGTATATCTAATTATGTTAATTTATTTGAAGATTATTTAAAATGGAAAAATTAACAAATGTCAGTAGTCTTATTTAGACCATATTTCTTATCAATATAACGCATATCTTTTGTAATTAACTTACATTGTTTTTTATTATTATTTCTTCTATAGATACGGAGAATATTAAACCTTCCTTTTTTAGCAGTAGCTGCTTGTCTTCTCGTTTTATTATTCTTTTTTACTTCATTACGAATACCCTCATTTATAGCCATTTTACGTTTAAGTGTAGGATATGATAATTTATATTTATGTTTTTTCATAGAATCATCTATTTTTCTTAACTTTGGTAATAATACCCTGTTTTTTCTAGTTTTACGTACAGGTTTCCCTCCTATTTTTGATTTCGTTTTACGTAGAGGTTTTCTATATTTTTTAATTGTTCTTTTATGATACATTAATATATATTAACAAAACAATTAAAGATTTGTTTATTTATAATAATAAATGAACAAAGCGCTTATATATTCTGCAATGACAGGAAGTTTAATTTATGTTGCAGCTACAAATTATATGTGGTTATTAATAAATAAAAAACTAGAATATGTATTCTTTCCATTTAAAGTAAGAAATAATTTTGAGTATAATATAATAAATCCAGGATTTGTTATAGGAACTTGTATAGGTATAATTATAAATTCAAGAGAATTTTAGAGTTTAAACCTTTTATATACTTCTACGCCTGTTAAACCACCACAAATTTGGGCTAAACAGTATGGAATAACATCAGACATAGGTAATTCATTAATTGAAGCCATTACAATAGTAACAGCAGGGTTAATATGACCACCAGAGATAGAAGATGTTGCTAAAATAACTAATGTTAATGTCAAACCTATAATTACAGGGTTTCCTGTTGCTACTATAGAGTAAATAAATACTAATGCTCCTAAAAATTCAGCTAAATAATTGTACATTATATAATAATAATTATATATTATTATCATATTATGATTTATTAATACGAAACTTTGGTGGTACAACAGAACCACCTGAACGAACTCTTCTTCTTGCTTGATCTATAACATTAACATTTTTTGTATCAATTAAAGAGAAAGGATTATTAATAGAGATTAAATTAGGATTACCTGCAATATCATATACAACTCTAGGAGGATTTAAAGAACCAGTACCAACTTGTTTCTTTCTCATATTCGCGATTCTAGAAGCAGAATCACGATTTGTATTTAAATAATATTTCTTAGTAAGAGAATCTTGAACTTTTTGTTGATATACTTGTAATTCATCATTTTTATTAGGTAATGGTTGTCTATCTGGTATAGTTCTAATATATTTATATCTATTAATTGAAAAATCCGCACTATTGTCAGTAACACCTGCTTTCATAGGCATTGCATGAACACCATCTTGAATAGCATTGTTAATATTCTGTTTTATATTTGGGTTTCCTGCTGCATTAAATGTAAAATTCATTATATATATATTATATAATAAATTATAAATAAAGTAAATTATAGGGCTTTATCATTATAATTTTTTGTTGTAGCTGCTTCGCGTTTATAGCGAGTATATAAAGAACTATCTGCAACAAATTTAACATTACCAGAAGCTCCTACTATTCCTGTAGTATCACATTTACCATCAGTGTTTTTAGCACCGCATTTATAATTTTTTCTACCTAAGAAATCTCCTAAATTATAGGCTGCTCTAAAAGGACCTATTCTTCTACCATAAGCTCCTTGAGTATCTTTAACTGCTTTATTATTCCAACTATCTCTTAATATATCTCTAGTTAAAGCATCATCGGCATTTTTAAATCCTGTAACTGTTTGTTGAGGTGATACACCAGGTCCATCATATTTTTTAACCATACCAGTAAAATTCATCATAGTTTATATATAGTAACTAAATAAAAAAATTATATATTAGCCCCCATATATTTATAATCTCTTTCTTTTCTAAAATACTCAATAATAGATAATAATATATAATCAATATTTAGTAATGGTGCAGCATATTTTACAGTCCATTTTTCATGATGTTCTATATGGTGTCCTGGTTTTATAAATAATTTTCCAATACTATAATTTGATAATGGTATGCAGTGTATTAATGCATTTAAAAAACTTGTTATTCCTATAGCTAATCTAAATGATAAATCATTTGGTTTTATTAAATATGCTCCTATTAAAAATGGTAATACATATGCTATATTATATTCATCTAATGATACTGCATTTCCACTTGATGGAATTGGTTTATTGAATTTATGATGAAATTTATGTATATATAAAAGTGATTGAAATTTATGAAAAGATAAATGAGCTATGAAAAATAAAAAATTATGTATTAATAGTAACATTAGCAATTTTTTTGGTTGAAGTACCATAGATTTATCTATTATTAAAAAATTATCTACAAATATGTAGTAAATAGGTGTAATTCCTATTAAATTTATAAAATTACTTGTTGCACATTCATTCATTAAATTAGGGGTTTTTTTCATTAAATTTAATGTATCTTCTTTACTTACTGTATGATCTAATATATGTGAAAATAAATATGTATATGTACCTAAGTGTAATCCTTTTATATAAGGATTTACTAAAGATTTTATAATCATTATATAATATGTTTGATTTTTTTTATTTATTTTTAGTTAATATATATGGGAGATGTTTCTAATAACTTTATTGATAATGGTTTAGATGATATGACATTACATCTTATGTCTAATAAAAAGGCTCTTTCTTCTTATTTAAGAAAAAATGACACAAAAAAATATGAAAAAATTAAATATGAAGAAGAAATTAAAAATATACATCGTAAAGAAATTATTAAAATTACATATGATTTATTAGATAATAATACTAATTTATATGGAAGTGATATTATTAATAGTTTTAATGATTATATAAAAAATATAGTTAAAAAAGTAGAACTATCTAAAATCACTGATTCTAAAGATGATGAAGAAGATAATAATATATTTGTTAATATGGATGATAATAAAAAAATAATTCCAAATGTATTTGGTTTTGAATTTAAGAGAAGATAATATGTTATTTTAATATATATGAAAAATAACAAGAAATATTCTAGAAAAAATAAAAAAATTAAAGGTGGTAAAACATTAAAATCTAAAAAATGTAGTCCTTATGCAGAAAAAGTTAAAATTAATGATAAATCATGTCTATCAAGAAATGTTATTTTAAAACTTAGAAATTCTTACAATAAAAACAATAAATATAAAATTAAACAAAGGGATACACAAAAAATATGGGAAGAACTTAAAAAAAATAAACCTCAATGTGAGAGTGAGATGTGTTGGATAAATGAAATAAAAAATGAAACAGTTAAAAAAAATATTTTAGAAGTGTTTTATGCACCAAAACAACCAAAAGAATGGAAGAAAAATCCTGATGAATGGTTATCTAATTTTGATATTTTAGATGTATTAAAACAATATGAATTTGATAATAAAAATTTTAAATTTATAGGTCCTACGCCTATTAACTTTATGAGTCCTGATATTAAAGATAAAAATACATGCGTATGGAAAGAGTTATGTAAATTTAATATAAAAGAATACATTACTAATAAAGTAAATAAAATTGGTGTAATATTTAATTTAGCAAAACAAGGTGAGCCAGGAACTCATTGGGTATCCTTATTTATTGATTTAAAACGCAATTTTATTTTATTTTTTGATAGTAATGGTGATCCTCCTCCAAAAGAAGTTAAACAATTAATAAATACTATTAATAGTCAAGGAAAAAAAAATAATATCAATTTTAAAAATGTAATAAATAATTTAGAGCATCAACAAAGTAATAGTGAATGCGGAATGTATTCTTTATATTTTATTGTTACACTTGTTACTGAAAAAATTGATAATGTACATATTGATAATACTGATTTACTTATCTCTCATTTTACAAAAAAAAGAATTCCTGACCAATTTGTATTTAAACATAGAAGTATTTATTTTAATGAATAAATATATATATATTTTTAATGAATAAATATATGTATATAATATAAATTATGAGTAATCCATATAAAAATGCAACAATTCCAAATAAATTAGAAAATGATCCTGAAGCAAGAGGTATTAGAATGTATATTCATGGAAAATCTTATCCAGATCCTGTTTTTTATGGTGAAAGAAAACCTAACTATTTACATAAAGTTGTATTTGAAAATGTTGGTCCTAGGAATAATCCATATGCATTAGTTGACGAAAATTTAAGACAATTAAGAGAACACGTTCTTAATGATGTTAAACCTTTTTATGATGAACATGGAAAACCAAACTTAGATAAAAAAGACCCTCAAGAATTTAACACTTATATTATGAAACAAATGTTATTTGTACCAAGTAATGGACCACAACCTAATGCAAATAATAATAATAAAGCTTTAGGTAGTAGAGGTGGTCGTTCTAAAAAATCCAATAGAAAAACAAAAAAAGGTGGTCATGTTCCTAAACAAGAAAAACCAACACTTAGAGATATCGTAGAAGGTTTAATCATACAACAACCAGAATACGTTCAACCTATTAATAATAACGATCCATTTATTACGCGAACTCCACCTACTACAGCAGAAGTTGAACAATTGTCTAATACATTTGATGATATTGAAATGAATGGTCAATTAATTAGACGTCAACGTGAGGAACAACGACTTAATCAAAGACGAATGGAGGGAATTAATAATGCTTTTCGTGGTATAGAAGATTTTCACGATATAAATGAATATAAAAATTATTGGGAAGGGGAAGATATATTTAAGGTTAGAATTGATGATGAAAATATTCAACATGATACTATTGTTACTATTAATAATGAGAACATCCAAAACGATCTTGCTAAATTTAAGAAAGGATTAAAATATTTGCATAAAATTTTAAATAGTGATGATATCACTAATGATGCTGATACTAAAACAACAGAATTTAGAAAGTTTCGTGTATTTCACAACAACTTAAATGATGATGATTTAAAAAAATTAATTCACGATATATTAAAAGAATACGTAATAAAAACTACACAAAATTTACCTATTCCAATTAATGATGTCATGAGAGAGAATTTAATTACTAATGGTACTCTGTTTGTAACAACTAATGGTGGTGGAAGAAAATCAAAGAAAAATAGGATGTCAAAACATAAAAAATCAAAAATAGGAAACGAACAGAAAAAAACAAAAAGATTAAAAAAAAGAAAAAATAAAAGAAAAACATTAAGGAAATAAAAATATAAATACTAACATATAAATAATATAATGACATTATTTATATCTAACGAAAATCAAGAAATATTATGGAATATATTTAATTCTAATAAATATATTTCTAATATGGATATAGATTTTAAATCAAACTGGTTCAAACAGACAGTTTCTATTTATTACGAAAAATATAATAATGTTTATATTAAACCTAAGGATATTATTAATATTAATAAAGAATTTATTTTACACATTAAAAATGACCTCAAATTTATAAATGAATACAATAAAAAAAAAGAAGAGGAAGAGAAACTACTCAAACAAGAATATGAAAAACAAAATAAATTTTTAAAAGAACAACAAGATAAAATTAGTAATGAAAACTTTTTAAAATCGCAAACATTACAACCTAAACCTGATGATGTTAATCGTAACTTTCAAGAGAGACAAACTGAATATAGTAATTTACTTACACCAAAACCTCCCGAAGATGTTGATTTCGCTGAAAAAGATGAACAAGATGTTATTACTGATATGGAGTCATTACTAAAAAAACAACAAGAAGATAGAGAAAATATGGACAAAGAATCGAACTCAATGTATGAAAAATATATTAGTGATAATGACCTTAAAAAAGATATAGAAGTTATTGAACCTAGTTAATTTATTTAGAATTATTGATATTTATATTATATTATTTTATTATATAAATGACTTCTCAAAAAAATATAAATAAAAAAATAGAGCAAGAAGAAAAATTAGAAGAAAACAAAAAAGTTCCCGATAATGTTTTCTGGCACAAACTATATCTTGATTTTTTTAAACAACATTCTTTTACTTTTTTTATTTATATCCTTATTATTATTTTCTTATTTCCTGTAGAAGGTATCGTCCAACCAAATATATATGGTAAATTATTTGATGGTATTAAAAATAGTGGTTTTAAAAATAATTTTTTTGATATATTTACAAATATTTACAAAATGAATGTTCCTGGATTAATAATTTTAATCTGTTTATCATGGCTTATTGTTATTATTACTGATTATTTAAAAGGTGAATGTGAAGCTATTATTACTCCAAAATATTTACAACACGTGAGAGCTTTATTCTTTGAAGGTACTATACATAAACATGATAGTGGTAATTTTAAAGATATTAAATCTGGTGAATATATTGCTAGAATTATGGAACTTAGTCGTAATTTACGTGATTCTTTCCAATATGCATTTAGTCGGTTTTTACCTGAATGTATTGTTACTACACTAATTGTTATTTATTTATTATTTTATCAAAGAGATATTGGTATCATTATTTTATTTTCTATTATTATTTGTTCCTTTATTATGTTATCATATGGTTCTGCATTACTTGATTTAGTTATTAAGAAAGAACATCATTTCTTAGAGGAAATTAGTGAAAATCTTACCAATAATTTTAATAATTTAATGAATGTTTATATTAATAATGAAAATGATGAAACTATACAAAAAAATATTAAACTTGAAAAACATAATGAAAAACTAACTAAGGAAATTATGAATTTAGAAAATATTGCTATTTTATCTACACAATCTATTACTGTCGCTGCATATGCTATATCATTATACTATTTATACAATAATATTAAAAGTAAAAAAACTAATGTTAGTATTGGTATTTCTGTTATCCTTATATTAGGTAACTATTTATCCTATGTTATGGATTTAAATTGGGGTATTGTTCATCAAATTATATATAAAATGGGTATTGTTCTTGCTTCACAAACTGAATTAAATGAAATTTTTAATGCTATTGAAAATGATAAAATTGATGCTAATTTTAAAACTAATAGTATATCTTTTGATAATATTTCATTTAAATATGATGAAACTCAAGAAGATTGGTTATTTAAAAATTTTAATTTAGATATTAAAAGTAATGAAAAAATTGGTATATTAGGTCGTTCTGGTTCTGGTAAAACTACATTAGTTAAAATGCTTGTTAAATTACATATACCTAATGAAGGTTCTATACTCATTGATAATCAAGATATTTCACAATTTTCCAAAAAATCTCTTAGAGATAATGTTAATTACGTTAATCAAAAAACTAATTTATTTAATGATACTCTTATGTTTAATTTAAAATATGGTAATAATAGATCTGAAAATGAAATTAAACAATTATTAAAAATGTATAAACTTGATGAAATTTATAGTGAATTATCTGATGGTTATGATACTAATGTCGGTATAAATGGTGGTAATTTATCTCTCGGTATGCAAAAAGTTACTACTATTATTAGAGGTATTTCTAAAAAATGTAAAATTATTGTTTTTGATGAACCTTTAGCTGGACTTGATTCTGTTACTAGAACTAAAGTTATTAAACTTATTATTAACGAATGTAAGCATAAAACTGTTATTGTTATTACACACGATAAGGAAATTTTACCTCATTTAGATAGGGTTATCAATCTTAATGAATTACAAGGTAAAACTCATCAAAATAATAAAGAAGGATTTAGAAATTATATGGTACTATAATAAATAATGCGATGTACTTTTTGTTATAGAAATTTACGTAGAAGGACTTACTATTATAATAATATTTCTTGTTGTTTTAATTGTTTTGAAGACCATATTACTGAAGATGAAATCAATTTTTATCTTAATGACCCTACTAGTGTTGCTGATTTATATTTATTATAATAAATTAAAAACACATTATTATATATAATGTGTTTTTCAGAAAAAAATTCCTATTTTAATGCTATCCTATTAACTAGTGCCGGTATTTATTCTAATAAATATAAATTATTATATGTTTGTCTTTTTTTTGCTGTAAAAGAAATATTACAAGGTTTATTATATAGATTTCAAGGTAATGATAATATGTTGTCCTTATTATCCTCTTTATCATGGATACATATTGCATTTCAACCTTTATTTGTAAATATCTTATTTTCTCATTTCTCTCCTGATTTTCAGTATTGGAATATTATATTTATAATTTGTTTCGTTTTTGCTCTCTATTATATTACAATTTTGAAAACATTTGATGTTCAAAATCAAGAATCTTGCAAACCTAGAGGTAGAAATGATGATTTCTGTCATCATATTAATACTGGATATATGGGTGAATATCATATTGGATATAGATTTCATACTGATGATACTCCTTCTTATTTATCATGGCTTCCATGGCAAATTTTAATGTTTGTTCCTGCATTATTTACTAGATCTAGATTTATTAATATTTTTTCTATCATATTTGTTACATTAATCTTTTATATATATGATTATTCTAGAAATATTAAAGGTAATCCTATGACTAATTATCAATATGGTGGTGAAAAAGCCGCTATTTGGTGCTTTCTTACTGTTTTTATTGCATTTATTACATATTTTGAAAGTAATATTCGTTCTATTATCTAAAACATAAAAAAACAGGTAATTTTTTATGTTTTTATACATTATTTATTTGAAAATCTAATCCTGACTTAAAAGGTAAACTTGCTACCCTTGGATTTGGTTTCATTTCTTTTGAATAATATACTATATTATTATTCATTACTACTATATTATTATTCTTTTTCTGTGAATACCCTTTTTCCATTGCATCATATTCTCTATCCGATATTATTTTACTCTTTCTTGTATTTCTATACATTTTGTATTTTTACATTTTATTCTTTATATTTTTTAATTCATTTTTATGTATTTATGTAATCGAATACATAAAATTTCCCATACCGGGAATTGAACCCGGAGCTCAGCCTTGAAAGGGCTATATGTTAACCATTACACTATATGGGATTTTATGGAGTATGCAGGCATCGATCCTGCTACCTCGCGCATGCTAAGCGCGCGCTCTACCATTTGAGCTAATACCCCAAAAAAAAGCTCTCACTGGGAATCGAACCCAGGTCGCAAGATTCAAAGTCTTGAGTGATAACCATTACACCATGAGAGCCCATTGCACGGAGTGGGGTTCGAACCCACGCATCCGAAGATAGTAGATCTTAAGTCTACCGCCTTAGACCACTCGGCCATCCGTGCTTTTTACTCTTCCAACAGGGTTCGAACCTGTGACCTCGCGATTAACAGTCGCACGCTCTAACCAGCTGAGCTATGGAAGACTATAAAAATATATGTTAATCCCCACCCTACATTAACATTAAATATGAAATAACCGTAATAATATTATTAAAACATACTGCGAAATGTAATAATAAAATAAAAAAATATTATTTCCCCTAATTAGTTCATTTAGCTTTTAACCCAGGACACACCACGTGGAGGCGAACTATTTTATGTCCCAACCTGCTTCTTGAGGGGGTTGAACCCTCGACCTTTGCTTTGCTAAGAGAGCATTAATTTCTGCCGTATAAGAACAACGCTCTAACCAACTGAGCTAAAGAAGCATTTGCACGAAGTGGGATTCGAACCCACGAAGCTATTGCACGAGATCTTAAGTCTCGCCCCTTTGACCGCTCGGGAATCCGTGCCCTTTACTTACCATTATCTGTCTGTATTATTTATATAATACCGCCAATCAATTTTATGTAGCTTTATAATTATATAATTATTTTTCGCTAATTTTGGCGCCGCCTACGAAATAATATAACACGTATCCTTTATATTATTTTTTACTAACTATTTTCTAATTTTTATTTTCTTTTTACGGAATTCCTCCACGTTCTCTACGCTTACGCTGACGCTTCCTCATTCTCTCTAATCTTCTCTTTTCTCTCTTCCTCTCAACTGCTGCATCTATGTTGTTGTCTCCTTGTTGCAATGTATCAACCCTGCTTTGAGTTGTTGTATGTGTTGTAGGTGATACATCATCTAATGCAAACACACTTTCACCAAACACACTTGCACGACACATTGGGCATTGTGTATCTAAACCATGTGTCCACATATATCGAAGTATGCACCTACTACAAAACTTATGCCCACACATAAGCCTTGTTACGTGATCGGTAATATTGTATGTTTCCAAACATATTGCACATTCCACTTTATCCTCCATTGTTTATTTTTATCACAGACAGAAATTTATAATATTCAATCAATTTTATGCAATTACTTAATTTTATGCAATTTATAATAATTACATAAAAAAAGGGCGTCCCCTTTATCTTCTTTTTTCAACCTTCCCTCCAAAGTTATATCTTTTTGTGATTGATGTGTTTTCCGTTAATTAAAATTTCAAACTACAATAATCCCATTAATTAATTTTTAAATCAGTGAAGAAGACCTAAACACTGACAATGGCTCGCGTTACATTGGTTCATAATGGTTTTCCGTATAAATAATATGGCCAGTATTAATTATATTTCAAACACATTATGTTCCATATGCATGATATATTTAAAATATATCCGCGTTGTTCCTGTATTATCTGTTTTACCTTAACAGAATACGCAGCAACACTACTTTACCTCACTTTGTGCCAAGTAGAAGCACCCATTTCTCTCACCCTGTAATGGTTAGGGACCTCTATAACTATACAACAATGAAGACACTGAAGTCTCTTAAATCGTAAGATTACATTGTCAGTTAATAACCCATTGAGGTAATAACATGGGACACAAATTACATACAAAATAAATTTTATTAGTTCATTCAGTATTAACCAGGACACACCACGAGGAGGCGAACTATATTATATCCCATAACTGTAACCACAGGGGCTTGAACCCTGGACCTTCGGCTCATAAGACCGATGCTCTAACCAACTGAGCTATGGCTACTTGGTGCACGATGTGGGATTCGAACCCACGAAGCTAACGCAACAGATCTTAAGTCTGTCCCCTTTGACCGCTCGGGAAACCGTGCTATGTGTGTATCCACAGGGGCTTGAACCCTGGACCTTCGGCTCATAAGACCGATGCTCTAACCAACTGAGCTATGGATACTGGTGCAATGAGTGGGATTCGAACCCACGAAGCTAACGCAACAGATCTTAAGTCTGTCCCCTTTGACCGCTCGGGAATCATTGCTTTACTTATTTTTGTCTTTTTCTGTCTGTATAATAAATTTATAATGATTCAATTTTATGCAATTACTTAATTTTATGTAGTAATCATTTTTGTCTTTTACTGTCTGTATAATAAATTTATAATGATTCAATTTTATGCAATTACTTAATTTTATGTAGTTCTATAAAATTAAATTATTAGTTCTTTTTTGTCTTTCTCTTAGATTTCTTATTTAATTTTCTCTTAGATTTTCTATTCTTTTTACCACCACTTGTAGGTTCATTCCAGCTGCTTTTACCTGTCTCCTTGTTGAACCAATAGTATCTTTGTTTGCTTTTTGAAAAATGCTTTGTCCAACCACTTGGCTGTGGTGCTTCTGCTACTGCCTTTTTAGAATTATTTGAAGGTAATGGACCACTCATCATTCCATCATAATTTGGTAAACTGTTAACATCAAATGGTTCATATATAATATCATAGGCATCCAATTTTGTTTCTGTATTAGTTTTTCCTTCATATTCGTCGATAGTGTTAAAATATTCGTGTAAATAGTATGCTGTTTTTGATGAAGGTTCCCATCCAACTATCCAACCATTATCTCTTTGATCTTGTGTTAATGCATTATTTGCTGTCTTCATTTTATTATACATATCTATATCAGTATCATTCTCTTGATATGTTGTTATAATTTCATATGGATATTCACTATGTCTTTCATCAAATTTTTTATCATAACCTTCTGACCATTCTTGAATATTTATTTTATATTTATTACCTTGTTTATACATCTCACCTATATATTTTTCACCATCATTGGTGTATACAGCATAAGTATCTTCTTCGTCAGGATACTTAGTTATGATATATGTTTTCCCATTATATGTAATGGGATTTTCGTTTAATTCTCGTCCTTCTTTTTCTTCATTACGAACACGATACTGTTCCTTTAATACAATTATGCCATGAGGATATACTTTATCATTTAATTTAAACTTCCCTCTTCCATGAATTATATCTATTATACCTTGATTAGACCATTCTTCTCTAAATCCTGGTAAATCATCTTTCTCATTACTTACAATATATCCTATTGGTATTAATTTAAATCCTCCTCTCGCTGACTTTTCATGTAAAATACCACCAAATGTTTCAAATTTAAAAAAATCATCAAAATTATATACTGTATTAAATTTACCATCAAGTACATATTCTGCTTTATTTTCAGTAAGATGTTTTATATGATAAATACCACTATTTGCATTAGTTAGAAGAGATGATGATGTAGTTGGAGCAGGTGGTGGTGGCGGCAATGACAACGATGATGTAGATTGTGGAGCAAGTGTAGGTTTTTTTACCGTAGGAGCTATTGTATCTTTATCTTTCATAGTTCTTTTTTTTCTTAATGTACTAGGATTATCACCATCCGCAACAGGTTTTAAACCAACAATTTGTAATCCTCCTTCTCCTACCATTTCGGTACTATGTTTATTCAATACATAATAGGTGTCGTTTTTTCCCCATGGAAGACCATTTGATTCTAAATATTTCCTAATATGTTCTGCGTATGCCATTGGGGATATATAATTACCTGTAACATCTATACCATCATCGTTTAACTTTCTTTCATTACCACTTTTAACCCATGATTCTATTGCTCCTTCTACTATATTTTTATTATTTTTTCTATGATAATAGGTCCACTCACTTCTATACCCATGTTTACCACGTGGTTTCACTAATATATATGATTTAGTATCTGTTCCTGTAATAAGTATTTCCTCTGCTTCTATTTTTTTTTCGTTGGGCATATTATATAAAATGGATATATTTTATATAAAATTGAATAAATTATATTGTTGTTAAAATCTCTTAAATATTTAAATGAATTTTCCTATAGAAATTATAGATAAAATATTAGATTATAGAGAAGAATTGTTATGGACAGATAGATTCAATAATGATAAAAATGATATATTATTTAAATCTGCAATGATGCGTTGTAATTATTACGGAATAGATTGTGGTTCTGATATGCCGGATGAAATAGACAAGGATGAAGCATTGATGATTTATAAAACGTTATACAATTGTAAATGTTGTAAATATCACAGTGTAAAAAAACCACCACCGTATTTATTCGTTAATGGATATTGTCCACCATATTATGATTATTACCATTGGCCTGATCAAAATATAATATGTAGAACAAAAAATAATACGAATTGTAAATGTAAATGCTTAGAACATAGTGAAATGTTATGTAGAGAATATAATGATGATTATAGTGATGATGATGATATACAAAGAAAATTATTAAATCAATGGCATGTAAATAACTTACATAGATCCAATATAATTAATAGATAAATCAACTAAATAATAAGATATTCCAAATGCTACACTTAAAATAATATAGCCTGTTTTTCCTAAGTTACCATCACTATCATAAATATATTTATATGGAATATAAAATAATAATAAATGTTTAAAAATAGCAGTATTAAATAAATAAAACATAACTGATAATAATGCTGGTATTTGAATATGACTCATAATTATATCAAATAAATCCTTTTTTTGTTCTTCCTTTTCTTCTTTAACAAAACCTTTTTCATATGTTTCAAAATCTTCCAAAAAATCTTCTTTTTGTGTAGGAGGAATATAATTAGGTGTTATATGGGGGTCCATAGAGAGAACTGATGGGTCTGAAGGTATATCACGAGAAGGTAATTGTTGTGGAGGGGGTATGTCATACCCTTGTTGATTTCCATTATTATTATTAATAGAAGGTTTGTTATTAACAGAAGGAGGTGTAAATTCTGGATTGGGCATAATAGGATTTTGGTCGGATATACCATAAGGGTTTGGATGTATATTAATAGGTGTATAATGTGTGTCTGTACCCTCTGATAATGAATTTGTTTGAGTAGGAGGGGGCATAGTAGCCCCCATATTATCTGGTAGATCAGATATACGTGTTACGTTTTCCATTTTACTATATAAAATAATTTATATAGTAAAAATAGTGTTTGAAACGAATTTAATTAGTTGCTACTAAATAAAGATCCTGGATTACTTTTTTCTTCAGGTTTTGGGTCTTTTGAATTAATTGGAATAGTTTTTCTGTTATCCATACAAGTATGTGATCTTCTTTTATATTTATAACATTGGTCATTATGTTTAAATATCTTCTCTTCATCTATTTCGGATAATATAGGTCCATCAAATGTAATACAATCCCCATCTTTACATACTTGTCTAAATAATGTAGCTATTCCTATACCTAATATAAATGATACAAAGGCTCTTCCTACATCAGTATTTAATAATCTATTAAAATTCATTATATATTAAATATAGAAAATCTTATTGAACAGGAATTGAATGTATTTGTGATTCATCTGTTGGACATTCTACCATTATATTTTCAAAAGAAAAACAATTTCCTGCACCATCTTTATATTGAATTACTCCAGAATTTTCTAAAGTTGGATATACATGAACTGTTCGTTTTTCTGAATCAGAAAAATGTAAGGCTATAAAACCAAATACTATACCTAATATTAAAAACTTTATGTTAAAAAATTTAAGAATACTCTTCATATATAATAAAATAGTATTTTAATTTTTAGTTTTTAGTTTTTAGTTTTTTTCTTTTTCTTTTTAGATTTACTTGTAGTTTTAGGTTTTAATAATTTTTCCTTTTCTTCTTCTGCTATTAATTCATCTAACACAGCTATTCTTGATTTTTCTTGTTCTTCATCTACTATTTTAAATACACTTTCTTTTTCATTTTTCTTTTCTAATGTTGCTTTCTTTCTTTGTTTTATTTTTTCTTTTAATCTTTCTTTATTTTCGTATTCTTTTTGCATAGCATCAAATGCTCCTTTATTAAATTTGGCTCCTTTTCCTAAACCCATTCCTTTTGTCAAATTTTTCATTAAATCGTTAAATTGGCCTCCACCGCCCATTTCTTTCATTTTTCCCATTAACTCTGTTGCCTCTTTCATCATTTCATCTTTTGAAATGTTTCCACTTTTTATTTTTTCATCTAATTTACTTGTTACTTTTTTCATTAATTCCATTATTTTCTTAGGATTCTTCATTAATTTTTTCATTACATCTTTTTGATCTAAATTATTTGGATCTACATCATTTCCTAGAAATTCTACAAAATCCTCTGTTATTTCTTCAGCCATTTCTTTTGCTAATGATCCTATTTTTCCATTAAATAATCCATGTAAATGTCCTTTCATTGATTCAAGATCAGGCATATTCGGCATACTATCTGAAAATGGATATTCTTCATCTCCTTCTTGTGTTTTATTTGATTCTTTGAAAAAATCACCTATATTTTCCATTGTTGATTTCAGTTGTTCTTCTAAATCCCCTTCATTTATTCCATTAAATATATTCATACAATCTCCAAAATCCTTTTTATCTTTTATATCATTTACTATACTAAACATTATCAATTGTAAATATTTCCATACTGTTTTCTTTGATGTTTCTGATACTGTTTCATCATTAAATATTAATTTAAAATCTATACTTGGTAAAAAATAAGTATTTACACTTTCTTCTGGTTTAAATATTTCTTCATTTTGATATAAAATATCAAAAAATCTTTCTGGATATATCATTTTACAATAATCTACCATTTGTTGTGTAGATGATTTTCTTACTATATCCCAATGTGATTTATATTCTGGAAATGTATTTTCCAAATCTCCTATAAAATCGCTAATTATCTCTTGGAAGCTATTTAATGATTCTTCATTCATTATTAAATATAAATATTTATAATATTTTTTTAAACTATTAAATACACATTAAATAAATATCTTAACTTATTTTATATGAATATAATGAAGAATATTGTTACTGATAATACTCTTACTAGTGAAAATGTTTATGTCGCATTTCAGTTAGAAAAACTTAATTTAAATTTTAATAAAGTTATTCATTTATATAATAAAACTATTTCTCATATTGATGATAATAAACCTATTATTGATAAATTATTTAATACATACAAATCATTAGTTGAACAAAATAAAAGAAAGGATTTATTATTTTGTCTTGATTCATTTTTTTTTCAATGTAAAATATTTAAACATGAATTTGATAATTTAAACAATTTTAGACTATTATATTCTAATAGACTTTACTGTGATTATTATAAATTATATCAACTTATTCTTGATGATTTATCTACTTATCATCTGTTAAATAAGGATGATTATACTATACATAAATATGAAAATTATAAAGATTTAGACCCTCTTCTACAGTATTCTCTCGATGATATTGAAAAACTTAATAATGATATTATTGATATTCTAAGTAAATTATGTATTAAATATACTAATACTTCAAAATATATTTCTGAATATAATAAGAAAAATCAGGTCGGTCCTTCTATTTCTAATTTTTTAAATACACTTAATTATGAAAACAATAATTTATTAGAAAAAATCACTCTCTATAAAAATTTTATCGCTTTTTTTGATCAATCTCATATTGCTAAATTCGAAAAACTTATTTCTGATTTTGAAATATATAAAACTAACCTTAATGATAATATTAATTCTGATAAATATTTAACAATAAATGATTTAGATGAAGATGTCTTACTTCTTGATCAAGATACTCCTGATAGCCCATTTAGAAAAACTACAGATCTTTCTATGAATGATATTCTTCATCAAAATGAGACTTCTCTAGAAAAAAAAAAAGAAGAAAAGGGAAACAAAAAAATAAAGGAAAAGGGAAAAATAAAAGAAAAAGAAGAAGAAAAGGAAGAAGAAAAGGAAGAAGAAAAGGAAGAAGAAAAAATAAAAGAAGATAAAAATAATGTTGTTGCATAGAATAATTTTATAATAATATATTATATGTCTGAAGAAGAATCTAGCGTACAAACTGGTGAAGAATCTCAAAATCAAGCCAGTAAAGCTAAAAATAATATTGATAATCCTAAAATTAAAATCACATGGTCTATTGAAAATGAAGATATATTAGTTAATTGGTGCGATACTGCACAATGTTACAAATGGTTACATTCTAAATCACACGGTAAATACTCTAGTAAACACGCATGGTATACTATTCCTGCTATTATATTATCTACTATTAGTGGTACTGCTTCTTTCGCACAAGAAAAATTACCTCTCTCTATGCAAAGTAGCGCTCCTATTGCTATTGGTAGTATTAATATCTTTATTGGTATTTTAACTACTATTCAACAATATCTTAAAATATCTGAACTTAATGAAGCTCATCGTGTCGCTTCTATTGCTTGGGATAAATATCAAAGAAATATTAAAATTGAACTTGCTAAACACCCTACTGAGAGATCTGATTGCAGAAGTTTTATTAAACACTGCAGACAAGAATATGACCGTTTAATGGAAACTGCCCCTCCCCTTGATGATGATATTATTAAACTTTTTATTAATACATTTAGGGGTAGAGAAGGTTCTCCTAAAAACGATATGTTTAAGAGAATTAGAAAACCCGATATTTGTGACGAAATTACTACTGTTGCTGATACCCGTCATAAATGGTTTGAACTTGAAACTCTTGAACCTACTGATAATGATGATGATAACAATAATGGTAACAATGCTATTCTTAAAACTCTCAATCAATTCCAACAAGAATTAAAGAGAAAAGAAGAATCTCTTAAAGTTAAAGAACAAGAACAAAAACAACAGGAAGAACAAGCTAGACTTGCTGAAGAACTTAAGAAAAAAAGAAGACATTCTATGCAAGAACAAGTTTCTGTTGCTATGGAAACATATCGTATTGAGAAAAAACATATTGATGACTATGTTACAGGTTTCAAGAGAATATATGAAAGACCTCCTACTAAAGATGAAATTGATGATTATTTTACTAATGAAAATCCTAATAAAGTTTCACCCGCTAGTCTAGACAAATTTATAGAAGAATATGATGACCAAATACATCTTCACGGCGACAATAATGTTTAAATAAAAATTTAGAGAATATCACAATAATCAATACTCATAACCACATCTAGTGCATATTCTCCATAACTTACCATATGGTCCATCATCTCTTTCTAATATAATTTGATGACCATCTTCACTAAAATTACACAATGTTATTATATTTCTATTCTCTTCTTCTATACTAGATTCTATTTCTTCTAGTTCTCTCAAGATATTCACTCTATTTTCAATTAATTTACTTACATTTTGTTTTGATATTTCTATTTCTATATTTATTATAATATTATTAATTATTTTGATACATTCACTTTCAGCCATATAATTATAAAAATATAATTATATTTTTATATTTACGATAATATCTTATGCAGACATGTTCATTTTAACTGCTTCATGATGGAGATAATCTTTTATTTCAAAATCTTCAAATTTATATTCATCTATACTATCATATTTATTTTTAATTATTATTTTTGGAAATGGTTTAGGTTCTCTTATCATTTGTTCTTTTAGTGGTTGAATATGGTCTTCATAAATATGTGTATTTCCTATAAAATGAATAAATTCTTTTACTTTTAAATCACAATGATGTGCTAATAAATGTGTTAAAAACGAATATGATGCAATATTGAAGGGAACACCTAATCCAAAATCTCCAGATCTTTGATATAATACACAAGATAATTCAGAATTTTGATTTACATGAAATTGCATCATAATATGACATGGTGGTAATGCCATCTCATCTAACTGACAAGGATTCCATGCACTTAAAAGTATTCTACGAGAGAATCTCTCAACTGGATCTTTCAACATCTTAATTACATTACTAAGCTGATCTACTCCTTCCCCTTGATAACTTTTATCACAATTATCATATTCAGCATTAAAATGACGCCATTGATGACCATATACAGGTCCCAAATCATCCTCTCTATAATTTAAATTTCTAGAATCTAAAAATTCTCTTGAACCATTTAAATTCCATATCTTTACTTTTTGTTCTTTCAATATTTTATTATCAGTTTTACCTGATATAAACCATAATAATTCTTTTAAACAAGATTTCCATGCCAATTTTTTTGTCGTTAATAATGGTAATGTAGATTCTCTCAAATTATATCTCATATTTGTCCCAAATATAACGATTGTATTCCCATTTCTACCTGTTTCTTTCTCTCCATTCTCTAATATATCTTTTATCATATCCAAATATTGTTGTTCATCATGTTTTATCATAATATAATTACTATAATTATATTATCTTTATTATAATTTCATAAAATTAGTTATATTATTTACTAAATAATAACTATTATTATCTAGATCACTTACAAATAATGTATCTTTATCATCATAATTCTTATTATAGTTTTCAGGTGGTAATAATACTACATCGGTTTCATTAAATACATAAAAACATTGACCTAAAAATAATACAAATTTTACTGAATCTTTTTTTCCATTAGATACAAATACATATCTATCCCCATATACTTTATGATATGATGATACTGCTTCTACTTTTTTCTCTTGAATATATTTATATTCTATTGAATATCCATTATCGTATGCCTCTTTTAATTCTATATTATAACAAACTATTGGTATATCTATATATTCATCCTCGTCATTTTTGATATACATAAATTTTTTATTTTTTTTAAATAAGGTTAATAATGTATCTTGAATATAATTCTTATCTACTTTTTTATGACATACAATCTCATCTATTGTAGTCCAATTTGTATCTATTTCTAAATTTAATTCCATTTCATAATCACTCAATAAAAATACAAATAGTTCATTATCTTGTTTATAAAATCCCATATACTCCATATTTTTATTATACATCGCATCATTAATATTTAATTTTTCTTCTAATTTTTTCATTATTAATGATTCAAAATATTCATCATAATCAAAATCGTCATTTTCAACTGAATGGTTTACTCTTGCTACATCAAATATTTTATTTGTTATTTCTATATTCAGACTTCTATACGTTTCTCCGTCTAATAATAATAAAAATTGTAAAAATGGTTCTAATAATTTACAATTATACCTTAGAATCATTATACTACACTTAAATTTATGTTCTAACGTATTTTCGTTCAATATATCTCCTATATCTTTTGATAATTCATCTGCTCCTACATAATATATTTTATTATCTGGTCTTATTAATGCTGTTGTTTCAGGGTCATAGTGATTTGTCATTATATAATATATTATTATATAAATATAAACAATATAAACACATAAATCAATATTACTATATAGTTTAAATAAGCTAAACAAGTACTCTTTTTACTATGGACCTAAGTGACCCTAATTGGAATGATGAACAACACCATCTAGATAATGATGATTCTACTGTTTCTACTGTTGTATCATCTAATGCTAATGGTGACGATGAACACTCTATTAATAGTGGTGGTTTTTCACCTAATAAAAATTTTTATTCTACACAAATTAAAAAAATTAAAACAAAACGTCACCCTGATTGTTATAAAGTTGTTTTACCACAAAAAGTTAAACAACGTGTTCGCTATAAAGACAAAGACGGAAAACCTAGACAAAAAACTATTGTTAAGGTTAAACAAATGCCTGTTTATTTTTATGAAACTAGTTCTAATCCTGGTGCTACTATTAGAGATGCTATTACTGGACAATATTATTCCGGTTATTATGTAGGTAAAGCCGCACACGAAGACCAATTTTATAAAACAGCATATGTTATCGGTGATGCATGCAAACCCGGTCAAAAAATCGGTGATAACAGAGAACCACAATTCCTTTATTTTATGAATCCTGAAAGTTTTGAAAGACATTTTAAAATTTCTATGAATACTGAACGTAAAGAAAAATGGTACAATCAACAAATTGAACTTAGACGACAACGCAATGAACCTGAACCTACAGGTGAAACTATTATCATTAAATAATATAAATAAATTTATTATAAACATTATATGAAACTACATTTAGTAATTCTTTTTTATTTCATTCATTCTTTTTATTCTTTAAAACTGGACAAACCTATTAATATTCTTATTGATAATAAGAATGATCCTCATAGACTTGACCCCGATAATATAATAGATTATACGTGTAATGATGGTATTTGTGCCCCCTATAAAGATACTAATAATCTAACACATTATGATATTAAATTACTACAAATTAAAAAAAATATATTAGATACCCTTTGTAATACTAATATATCTACTATTCAAAAATTAGATATTATTGATTTTTATAACGATATTATTTTTCACAATAATTGCGATTCCACACTATTAGATGATTGGAATTTTGATTTTTTTTAACATTATATTATATATATTATAATATAATGACTGCTATATTTGATAGTACTAATAACTATAAAGATTTTTTTTTCAATGACAAATCCAATACTACTATTCCTATTATTTCATATATTCTTATCCCTTCTATTACATTATTATTTGCTTTTAGATATATTAATCACGAAAAAGAAACTACTTTTCTTGAAAAAATTACCTCTCCAGAATCACCCACACCAGCACCTAAAACACCTACTGACAGCCCTACCACCGGTGGTTATAAAAAAACCATCAAACATAAAAAAACTAAAAAACGTAAAACTAGGCGTCTTTAACTATTTCATTAAAAAAATAGTTTAAATCTTCTGGATTTGATGATAATACACATAAATCCGGCATTATTGATTTATTTTCTGGATTAAATCTTAATATTGCTGGTATTGTTGGTATTATTTTTTTACTTTTATAAAATGCATATATATCAAAGCATTCATCTACATCTAATATTCCACATTTTATATTTGCTGGTAATATACTATACCATTGATTTACTAATCCTTCTATTTTTTTACATGGCTTACACCATTCCGCTCCAAATTTTAGAACTACCATATCATTACTTTCTGTTATTAATTTTAACAATTCTGTTCTATTCTCTAATTCTGTTATAATTTCTCTTCCAGACATTATATATTATTTATAATATTATTTGTTTATTATATTTATTTATTTTATTTATTTATTTATATTATATTATGAGTACCGATATTAGCAATAATCCTATTAATGAAAGTGACATTTTAACTCAAGATAATAGTGGTAATATTATTTCACAAAATGAATTTACAGTTATTCCTCCTTCTAATCTTCAAAATGTTTTTTCTTCTATTCAATCCCCTCCTACGAGTCTTCCTCCTACGAGCCCTCCTCCTTCACGCAGTCCTACTATTACTTATTCTGAACCAGATTCTCTACCTCCTTCTACTGGCGATTTCAATAAATTTAAATATGAATTCTTTGCTTCTAAAAGAAATAATCTTCATATTCTTGCTGAATCCAAAGAATGTAAAAGATTACTTGACCTTAAATATAACGATTTAGTTAATATTATTAACAGAATACAAACTTCTGTTATTTTCACTTCTACTGTTTCCGGTTTTGTACAAGCTACTAAAACACAATTCGGTTTCGGTGATATTGCTAACTCTATTATTTCTATTACTATTGCTACTTATATTTCTCTTGTTCTATCTATTTCTAAATATTATGGTTTAGACGAATTAAAAGAAAGAATTCAATTATTACGTGAAAAATATTCTCTATTATTAAATGAAATTGATTTTAACATGGATAAATTAGGTCCATGGTCTTACAGAAATGGTTGGATTAATGCTGATGCTGATTTAAAATATCAACAATGGAAAAAAGATGAACGTCTTGTTATTGAAAACTATAATAATATTGTTGCTACTAAAAAAGAACTCACCTCTGAATATGAAGATATTATGGATACTAAATCACGTAATTATTACCATATTGAAAATAAAAGATTAAATCTTAAGAACAGAGAAAATGTCTATAATTGGGAAAGAAAAGAAGATGATCTTGAAGTTCAAATTGCTAAAGATAAAAAAGCCCGTACTCAAGCTTCTAATCGCGAACAACTTGAACTTAGACGTAATTCTATTGTTCTCGGTACTGAAGAATTAGATAACTGGTCCTTTAGTGATTGGACTGATGTTGTTGCCTAACTTTTTCTATTCAATAATATATAATGGATTTATTACATATTATTTCATATTTATTTGTTGGTACATTAACTGGATTTTTTATGTCTACTATCGGTGTTGACGGTTTAATTACTGTTCCTTCTCTTATTATATTAGGCCTTAATTTGAAAAAAGCTGTTGTTATCGCTCTTATTTTACAAGTACTCCCACAAACTATACCCGCCATATACAACTTCTGGAAAAATAATGATATCACTTATGAATTATTAATTATATCTTTTATTCTTGTTATCGGTAATTTTATTGGAACTTATTATGGTAGTTTTATCCACACACAAAAACTCGTCCCTGATAAAGTATTATATCAAATCTTTGTTATTTTCCTTTTATTATCTGCTGTTTATATTACTAACAAACATTTAGTTTAAATATTAATTTTTTTTGAGTTTTATTTTATATAATATAATGAAAAATCATAATTTAGATATAAATATGTATAGTTTTAAAGAAATTCTTGGATTATTTAATATTAATAATGATGAACCTACTGTTCAAGATGTTAAAAATGCTAAAAAACAAGTTCTTATGAGTCACCCTGATAAATCTAAACTTGATTCCAAATATTTTTTATTTTTTAAAAAAGCTTTTGATGTTCTTTTCAATTATTATGAAAATAATCTAAAACAAAATGTTGATATTGATAATACTGATACCGATTATAAAGAATATTTTGACCCAGATGATAATAAAGGTATACAACAACACATTAATAAAATAGAAAAGAAGGATTTTAATAATAAATTCAACCGATTATTTGAAAAAAATGCTAGTGTTCCTAAGATTGATACTGAAAAAAATAATTGGTTTAAAGATGAAAATCCTGTATTTAATAATAATGTTGATAACGTTAATGCTAATAATATTAATAATGTTTTCTCTCAATTTAAACAAAAAAACAATGCTATTGTCTTACATAAAGATGTTCAAATTATGAATTCCACTAGAGGTACTAATCTATATGATGATAATGATAATTCTTATGTTACTAGTGACCCTTTTAGTAAACTTAAATTTGATGACCTTCGTAAAGTTCATAAAGACGAAACTGTTTTCGCCGTTGATGAACGCGATTTAAATAAAGTCAAACAATATGGTTCAATGGATGAATATAAACATGCTAGAAATAATCAATCTCTTAATCCTATTGAAAAAAAACAAGCACAACATATTATTGACCAACAAGAACGTTCTCGTAGCAAATATATACAAGAACAACAACATAAAGCTTATATGCAAACTCTTCAAAATGAAGAAAATAATAAAAATTTTATCTCTAATTTCTTAAGATTAAAGAATTAATAAAAACACATCATCCACCATTTCTTTTTTACTGGTATTATATCCCCTGTATTTATATCTATTTTAAACCATCTTACACGCTTACTTCTCGTTTCTACCCAATCATTACAAGCTTCTATTGAATTATTATTATTCAAACATCTTACACAAAACATACCATCCGATAAACAACCAGGACATACCGCCATATCACAATATATACATTTTGTTATATTCCCTTGATTATAATTACAACATTCACATCTCGTTCTTTTTTCAAGATACCACTCTTCTTCCACCGGATTTATTATTTCTTCCGGCTGTATTCTTCTTGATCTATTCATTTTTACTTTATTTCTATTCCTTTCCATTTTTCAATTTTATAAGATATAAAATTGAAATAATTTAAATACATTTTTTTAACATAAATATATAATCATGACTGAAGAACTATTTAAAGATAAGGGTAAATTATTTAGATCTAACATTGTTGATAAAATGTTTTCTAATATTACTGATAAAAATAATGCTATTAATCTTGAAATTGGTGTTTTTAACTACTCCTTGAAAGAAGCCAAACGTAAAAAAATACTTAAAAAATGGGAAAACAAGAAATTTCAAAGAATTTATCTTGATAGACTTAGAAGTATTTATACTAATCTCAAAAATCCTCTTCTTTTAGACCAAATTAATTCTAATGAAATTACTCCTCAATATCTTGCTTTTATGACACATCAAGAAATGAATCCTAATCGTTGGAAATCTTTAATTGAAATGAAAATGAAACGCGATGATACTAAATATACTAATAATCTTCAAGCTTCTACTGATATGTTCACTTGTAAAAAATGCAAATCCAAACGTTGTACTTATTATGAATTACAAACTAGAAGTGCTGATGAACCTGCTACTATCTTCGTTACTTGTCTAGACTGTGGTAAAAATATGAAACATTAAAATATAATATAAAATTTTATTATAAATTATATTATATGGTATATGACCCTACTCTTGCTGCTTTAGCCAAGTCTACTACTTGTGATAAAATGATATGTCGTAAATGTTATGCTAGATTACCTCCTAAAGCAAAAAATTGTCGCAAAAAAAAATGTGGTCATACTAATCATCTTCGCATAAAGAAAAAACTAAAATAAAATCTACTTTTATATTATACATGCCAAAAACTAAAAAACGTAAATGTAAAAAAAATGGTGGCGAACCACCAGAAAAAAAATATTTAATTACCAATCCTACTAAACAGGATTTTATAGATATCTTCGGTGATACTGAAGATAAAGATGAATATCATTGGAAAAACAAAGATAATTTTTTTTTATATAAATTCCCTTTATCTAAACAAACTATGGATAGAATATATTATGCTGATCCATACATTGATGACCACGATGGTCAATTATATAGTTATGGATATATCCATAAAGGTGATTGTAACGACCCTTATAATGATGAACAAAATACCAATGTCCATACCGATACCAATACCATTTTATGTGAAGCTAATTATATTAATAAATATAAATCCCTTTTAGATAAATCTAATCCTTTTTCACGAACATATGATACGCACTCTACCGGTAATAAAGTGTTACGTTTTTTAAATAAATATAAAACTAAAAATAAAGATAAATTCTTTAAACAATGGAAAGATAATAAACGATTAAATACTATTTCTCCATCAAGTATTACTGCTACTGATTTCCATTCTTCTACACTACCAATGGGTATAACAAGTCATAATATTAAATTAAAAAATTCTAAACGTAAATTAAATCATTTTGGTGGTAAAAGAAAAACACGAAAACGTAAAACAAGAAAACGTAAAACACGTAAAACCTATACATAACATACATAGTGTCCTATTATATCATCAAATTTCATCCAATCTACTTCTTGTTCATGTTCTTCAAATTCATCATCATTTACATTTAATTTATCTAATAATATATCGAATGCTTCTCTTGTTATCATATCCTCTTCTATTCCTGTAAATTGTGAATCTTTATCTTCCTTTTCTTGAAGACGATCCCATTCTATTACAAGAAATCTATTTAAGTTTTCATACCAAGTCTTATCTTTTTTTTTTACTTCCTCATATTTTGCTAAAAAAATATTATTTATTATATCCTTTGCTACATCAATTTTATCTGTAAAACCCATTAAATAATATATA